CAATGTAGGGAATTTTTTAGGTCCATTGTACGGATGGACAAACAGTCTTGGTCACGCTCTCATTCAGCGTATTGAATTTGAAGTAGGTGGTGCGATAGTCGAAACACTCGACGGACTACTGTTAGAAATGTTGGATGAACTCTACGAAACGGTAGAATCCTCGATTGCGAAAAATGCGATGATTCAGCGTACTCCCTCTGGATTTACATCAAAAACCTATTTATCGCCAACGCCGACAACGGTATATATTCCGATTCCGTTTTGGTTTAGTCGCCCAGGAATTCATTCGCACGCATTACCGATTGAGGCTCTCCGTTCCGATACTGTTCGTATTCATGTGACCTTCAATCCTGTGAATCAATTGGTGTATACGGAGGCTCGTCCTGATCCACGTACAGTGGACTACAATACAGCCGCAAATCAATGTGGTGAATTAATTGGAATTACAGGAAGTCCTTTTTGGCGAGCCAATCCGTCGGCTCCAGGACTTGTCTATTCTATGAACTCCGCAATGGGCAGCACACCGGTTCACGGTGAAGTTGTAACAGGCGTACAGTTTTCGTCACGATTGACGCCAATTGATGCGTACGCAATGGTCGAATACATATCGTTGGAAGAATACGAAGCGATTGCGTTCCGTACAGCAGAGTTAACATATCAGGTAGAGCAACATTTCGCAATACCGGTACAAGCAACACTCGGTCAAACGGAGGTTCGTGTACAAATTCCCTATGCGAATCCAGCGAAAGAGATTCTGTGGGTATTACAGCGTCCAGAAGCGACCCAGTATAACGCACCCTTTTTGTTTACACGTGATTTATCCGCTCCGCCCTCTAAATTGAATCCGTCGCCACCGCTTCCCTGGTGGCCAGATGCGACTCTTGTTCCTTCAGCGGAAAATGACTGGCAAATCGTACCCGCCTTTCGCAATGCATATAGCGAGCCTCTTGCGGCCGCAAGTCTTCATTACAATTCGTATGAACGTATTGTGATGGAAGGTGCGTCGTTCTTTCGTAGCCTGATACCTTCACAATATTATGTAAAATCCGCAACAATCAATCGCTATGTTTACGCATATACGTTTGGACAAAAAAACGAACGATTGGAGTATGGACCGAAAGGAACCGCAAATTGGGATAAAATTCCGAGAAAGGAATTGTATCTCACTCTGAATCGTGGACGTGGAAATACACCTCCGCCGAATATGAATCTCTATATTTATGTAACGACGTGGAATATTTTTAAGGTGTTTGGTGGACGGGCGGGTATGCTCTTCTCAAATTAAGGGGCTAATTCTCCCATCTATTTCTTATTTCCCAATCGTGTTGCTCGCAACGTTACTTCAACTGGAGACGTTGCTTTTCGTGGAAGATTGACAACCGCAATACGGCCATACGCCGCAAAGGATACATTTCCATTCCATACTGTACCGTCGTTGATATATGCGTCAAAATGTCCCTTTAGTTCTTGAACTTCGGGCGAATTGTAAGGAATACCGAGATCCTTTGTAAGTTTTTGAATCACAGCGATACATTCACGCACTCGGTCTTCCTTGGGTTTTTCTGATGACATTACTACGACGGGTGACAATTAAAAAATGGATTTACCGTATTTGACTGCCGCCGTTTAACGGATAGGCTGTACAGCCTGTACTAAGACACGCATTCTTACCATAATAATAGTCGTATTTGTTTTCGTAGGATATAAAGGTTTTTATACAACTACTCGTTGTATAGCAGCAAGTGCTTACCGCACAATCGCCAGTTGGTTTACCAGCAATAAACGCATTTAATTGATTGATGTAAAGAGCTTGAGATTTCCGTTTGCGAATTGTATCCGAGGCGTCCATTCTGCTTTACTGTGCGATTATTCCTCAGAGTGTGTATAGCCACCTGTAATGGCTCGTGATACACGGAGTTGCCGTGGCGTACTGAAGACGTTTGCGTCCTCCACCGTAGAATTCTCCTGCGACAGAAATCCACGCTGGACACCGAGGGTCGTTGTATTGGATGCTAGACGTGAGAGAATTGGAGCGAGAGGAGGAGGTCCTAGATCGAAATGATGACGGTGAATACGAGGTACTCCGTACTGAGGCGGAAGCGGAGCAGCCGCCAGAGCAGTAATCGACTCTAGCATTTCATCCACTTGCGCATGAAGACGTAGTACAAAAGGTCGAGAATGAGCGGCAGATGTATCGAGTTCGTGGCCTAGAGACTCAAGTAGACTCTTGGCCTCGGAATAGCGACTCGTTTCGAGGAATTCCGTAATTTGTGCGAAGGTAGAAGCTACCTTTGCACGAAGATATTGCTCAGTGACATCAATCACTGGAATAGACGTATCGATAGGAACAGGTTGAGTCTGTGGAATACCGTTGGACATCCAAGTCAAAACGAGGTCGGGAGGAATCACACAGCCCTTGGTTCCCTTGAGTACAACCCACTGGGGCTTTTCCGCAATAAGGGTGCCGACTCCGTACGAACGGAGGGCGACATCCGCCCCGTACTCCATACACTCCCAACCCTCTGGAATTGCAAGTTGCGTATTCCGCCCAATCTCTGAGGAGAGGCCACCCATAATATCGCCGATAATGGCCGGAAGTAGTTCCGCAGCATCAGCATAGGTATACGAGCCACGACTACGAACCGCCATATCACGCAGCATACGGCTATTATGCTCCGCACCAAATCCGAGGGTATTCACGGGTGTACCTGCCGGCACGGCGGCGGAGAGCAGTCGTAGAATACCGTTCGATGACATAATGCCCTGGTTTACGTGGCCGTCGGTCAGAAGAAATACAGAATCCACGCTATCAAGACGTGTGAGATGGGAAATTGCGGACTCGATGTTTGTACCGCCCTCCGCACGAAGACCCTCAACAATCGTGTGTAGAACAGGTCGGGTCGCAGCGTTGATCACCTTCGCCGAGCACAGCGTTATCGCATCCGAATCATACTGAACAAGCGATAGTTTGTCACTATCCATCATTACATCAATCAGCAGATGGAGTGTACGCTTGACAGCATTAATTCGCTCACCTTCCATGCTTCCACTACCATCAAGTAGGAGAGCAAGATGGTAGGGGCGGCGTGTAGTCTCATCAATCGGAGCGGGAAGGATGCGAATAGCAAGAATAGGTGACTCATCGGGATTCAGAAAGGAAAGAGGCTTTAGGAAAGAAGAAGAAATGGAAACGGACATGGTTGAATAATCAATACAAACAAATATTTGAAACAAAACATATCAATTTTTGCTAGAATACATTCGAGACACAGTCTTTTTCCAGCGAATGTAATCCGCACCCGACTTGAACGCAGGAGCAACACCTAACGCAGTGATCGCACCATTTTCATATCCGTATATGGTTTTACCCGCACGGAGATCTGTTAAATCTGTAGATGAACGTTCTTTCGTCTGTATATCCGCAAGGTACTTTACATTACATTGTGTATTTGACGGACACGACATGTTCTATTATGCGGTAAGAATTTCATCATATGCTGCTTCCATTTCGGGTAAAGGTACTTCACGATAATCACGAATGAAATGTTTTTTATTACCGAGACGTACTTGAATAGTTCCGCAGCGTTCTGTAATAAGTGAATAGAGGGTTGTCTCTGAGTCTTCTTCTGCGATTTCCGAAGCACGTTGCCATTGTTCGTTCGTAGGATTGTAGCGAAGTTGAGCGGCCGACATGCGAATTCCCTCCTTCTCAGAGACATACATGTGACCACGTTCCATAACGATACCAAGAACACGTCCTGCGTTCCATACAGATTCGCCGAGTTGAATCTTAGTTATAGGTGTCCATGAACCATCCTTACGCTTGACCTCGTAGGCTCCATCAATTCCTAGGCTGTAATCGGATACATACTTGGATGTACCGTCACAGCCATTGAGAGCCTTCGTCGCAATAGATTGTGTCGCTCGTTGCACATCATCACCATCGTGCTCGTCGTAATCTGCCACCACAAGTGTATTGCGACCGACCGCAAACCGGTGGCCAGATACATTGAGGCACACAAGAGACGATGTTGGAGGTACAGGAATCGCATCAGGGTGATCTTCCGCATGAATCATAGTGTTATTGTATTCAATGTAGTGTGACTGGCTGACAATAACGTCGCCAATTGCGACCATGGGTGTACGTGAGCCGTCAAATCGGAATACAGATGTAACAACCGGCGTTGATTTGTCAGATAATGGAGCAAGAGTATCACCAATCTGAATGTTTGATATTGTGGTATATGAACCATCCGCACGTTGAATAGCCGTTTCTGGATGGAAACAGAACTCAAACATGAAGTTTACAAGATCGTTATTGGCTAGATTCGCACCTGCGGTTAACGCAGAGGTTCCCATCCACATAACTGCATACATGGTTCCGTAGACCTTACCCATAAGATTATTCATCTTTAAGAACGACATACGAATACTGAATAACAAACCTTGTACACGGTCACGTACATTGCGTATAAAATTATTCACACCGGCTAGGAAATTACTGAAGAGTTGCCGAATGCTTAACGCAACATTCATAACCACATGTACAATTTCTGTAAAGTTACCAAGGATTGCGTAAATAGGTGAGAAAATTTCTGCTGCTTTTGAATTAAAAATATTGCTGAGACAAAAATTCATATTTTCCTTCGGATCGTATCCAAAACTACCAACAAACGGCATCATGATTGGATTACACCTGTACCGGGAAAAATTTTTGGATATTTCTGTTACATTTGCTAGGGAAAAGAACATCACCACAAGTACAATAAATATGCCTGTAAGTAAACTAAATACGACGAATTTACCGTTCCATCCCGTCTTCCAATCAACGAGTTGTTCAGTAATTGTTTTGTCCATATGTGAACCCTCTCTGAAGGCTTCGGTGAAAATACTATTACGGCTTCCGTGTTTTTGCGTTATAATACTCTAGAGATGATTCAATATGAATCTCTATAGAGTTTACCTTATTCGGTTTATTTTTTTTGTTTCCGTGTTTGCCGGCGGCTTTTACGCTGTTTTGGAGTGCGACGACGTCCACCTTTGTGTGTTCCGGGTACTTCCGCATTAGTATTCTTTTCGTTTGCGACCTTCTCTTCCTTTGTATTGTTTGCGACCTTCTCTTCCTTTGTATTGTTTGCGACCTTCTCTTCCTTTGTGTTGTTTGCGGCCTTATCTTCTTCCTTTACGTTAGTGTCATTTGTAGCCTTCTCTTCTTCCTTTACGTTAGTGTCATTTGCGACCTTCTCTTCATTTGCGACCTTCTCTTCATTTGCGACCTTCTCTTCATTTGCGACCTTCTCTTCATTTGCGACCTTCTCTTCATTTGCGAC